CAATATATTTCTTACCGTAGAATTCGTAGCTGAATTTGTATTTCTAATTGCCTTGTAAATGACGTTTTGCGATAAGTGATCTACCTCAACATATTCATGCCCCTCAGAATCCGTGACAGACAGAACTTCAGCTACCCTACTATTTTCAAGATCAACTCTCAAAAATCGCTGGAAGTCTCCAAGCTCTATCTCTTTGAATAATGTTCTTCCGGATACTGCTCGGCCCTGTGCTCTAATAACAAAGTTTGTTGGATTTCCTGTCGTTCCATCAACAGTTCCAACAACCACTTGATTTGTTGATACAGAAAAATCTACGTCCTCTAATAGCGTATATAGCCCCCCACCTGTGGACGAAAAGATAGATCCGGCGCGCAAAACTGGAGCGTAATCTAAGTTTGGGCCCGCTGTATCTGATGCCGATGGGACCTGAACATAGAAAGTAAGCACCCCATAAGAAGATGGGCTCGTATTAAGCTTGAATCCCATCTGTCGCGCGAGGCGAATAACATTGTTGTATTCAATTGAGGTCTCTAAAAATGACTCGTTTGTTTGGTAATCAAGGTAAAAAGACAGAATGTCACCAATATAGGCAACAGTATCTAACATTAACGATCCAAAAGAAGCTTTATTAAAGTCTTTATATGTATCTGGGTAATATCTTTTAGCGTAATTTTCTAAATCTCTACGGATAGAGTCAAAGTCACGGCTGGTGTAATCAATAGGTTGTAGTTTTTTGGACATATTTTATATCTCTAAATAGGTTGGTCCACATCAATTTGTAAAGATGTTGATAATCGAAGTGGCAATATCGTAAACGATATTGAAATGGATAAATTATGAGGGAACAGATCCGGGTTTCCTTCGGGTATTTGAAACTTAATATTCTCAATACTAATGTAACTTAGATACCTTTGCACTTGCTCTCTGATATTTCTATCAATCTCTGAATAAGTGTTATCACCATTCAATTCAAATAAGTACTTTCTTAGACCCACACCAAACTCAGGATCCATTATCCTTTCTCCCGGGATGGTTAGGATAAGCATTTTAAGGTTTTGCTTAGCTAGTTGTTCAAAAGTGGTGTTTAAATTGTAAGCCCCAAAGACTTCATCTACTACTAAGGGCAACTGTGGTGAAAGACCCGACGACATTCTTTATCCTACTCCTCCTCTGTGTCCTCGCAAGGGTCGGTGAGTTCGTCCAGTGCGGGGTCCGGTGTACACTCGTTTGCGTTTGCATTTTCTGCTGCAGCATCCGAAGCATCTGCTGTTTGGTTTGTGATCTCACTTGTAAGTAGTTCTAACAGTAAATAAAGAATGCCAAGTGGAGATGGAGGTGTCATTAACATGCCAGAAACCGTTCCAGTAAAATCTACACCATCTATAGATAGACGTGGGAAAAAGTTAGGCGGCAGCGATGGAAGTATTTGCTGCGGGTTCTCTGGGTCGGGGAACTCTCCATTCGATATGTTTTGGATTAAGTTATCAGCAATACAAAGTATAAACGTCATCAAATCACTACCATTTAAGTTGGGAGTTATTTCATCGTTTGTTGCGGTGGCAATCTGTGTATTAATCGCGGCAGCTGGCTGATCTATGGCCATTGATGCTGCATTGAAAGCAAAGCCTGTCCCTTGTTTGATTATTTTAGATAAAGCAACATGAGGATCCACAAGCCCAACCAAGCCTTTCAAAATGTCAATTGGTGTCTTGATAAGCATTTTCAAGATAAAATCTCTAGCTGCAGTCTCAAAAGCACTACCCTGGTCTTGCCCAGTAGAGTTAGAAGTGGCAGCTCGGCTTGCTGGGCGCGACAACACTGGTGAGGCATTGTACTCCCCATCGTTTGCAATGGTTGATAATATGATCCCTAAAGCGGTATTTTTAGGGTTTTGGAATGCCTTATTTATATCCTGAAAATACTCAGACGTTAGATAGAAATTATAGAGTACTGGGATTAAACTTATTGTCTCAATATCAAAGGTAGTAGAAAACATGTTTTCAAACGATTCATTTTCTACGATAAAATCTATGTCTTCATTACTCAAGTCACCCTCAATTTCGGCTGCTTCCTCTGCTGTAACTGGTATGGCTTCTTCAAAAGCATCTGTGCGGGCCTCTAGTTCTTCTGCGACATCGCGAATCAGTCTCTTGAATCGTCCTAAACTAAACCTTCTAAAGATGCCGTCAAAGGTAGGAGCGGCGTCTCCATCGTGAGGAGGCTCCTTCGGCACATATTGAAAGGTTAATTCATCTTTCTTAAAGATTAAAATATATAAAGATCTTAGGACCCCAACTACGGATTGAGAATTATACACATACCTTTCTACCGGGGCGCCTACACCGTTGGGTCCTGAGATATCCTTACGAATGAAGTCGGTATAAGATAGTTCCGTGCCGTCTTTAAAATCTATGTAATCAAATACCGAGGCGTCGGGGATATCAAACAAGAATTGCTCAGCTGCATTGATTTCCGACTCTGGTAGGTCGGATTGTGTTTTGTCTAAGTAAAATGATTTAAAATCATCTAACAAGTCTTCTGCATCTTGAAAGGCATCTCTCCATTCCTCGCGGCGCCTCGCGTCGGCGGCGGTGGATAAAAAGGGTCCGGGACCGCCAAGATTGCGGCCGGCTTGACTTGCTGGGACTACAGAATCGCTTATATCTCCGGCATTTGTAAGTGGTAAATCAGACATATTATTTTCCTACAAAGGTTGAGTCACAAATTCATCTGATTCAAAAGGCTCTGAATCATCAATGTACTTAGACTTCACTCCCAAACTCAAAACTTTCGCTACAATTGTTTGTGATTCTTCAACCGACTTCCACCATAGCTTGTACTTCTTAACCTCTTTGGGTCCTCGTTTGGATGTTTCAATAATTCTTGTTTTAATAGTTAAGAAGAATCCAGACTCTGGTAGATACTCATCTACCTTCGGGTCCAAAACGTACTGTGCGACTCTTGAGTCCCCGTCTCTTTCCACTGCTAATCTTGGTAATGATCTAATAAATGCTTTGTTAAACGGAAGCTGATCTTTCTTTGGCAATGCTTTTTTAAGAGAATTGTTAATTGGCACAGAACTACGAAGTATTCTATCATAAATGAGAAAATCTAGGATCTCGTCAAACCCAGCAAAGGTGCTCTCATCAGTAATAGAGAATTGAGTTCCTGCTGGAAAAGCGATCGTGTCATCGCTAAATTTAATTCCGCCCTCGTTAACAACTCTTGTTCGGGCGATCTTCTGATTAAAATACGATGTTAGGTCTTGTCTTATGATAGCTTCGTCTGGTTGTTCAGTTTGTTCCATTAAGAAAAACATTAGCGATTGTAATATCTGTCCTCTGATGAACTGGAATGCAAAACTATCTCTGTCCAACAAGGTCTCTAAATTGAAGGCAGCCATCACAAAAATATTCTTAATTATCACTTCGGCTACATGTATTTGAATCAAAAGAAGATACATGCCGTACTTAATGATGTTTCTGACTTTTTTACTTAATGGGATGTTATCACTATTGCACGCTGCTTCTTTAAACTCCTCAGTCATTTGATCCAGGATGCCATCAACATCTAAAAAGTCGGCTATCTCTCCGGGTGGGCAGTTGTCATTTAGAGAGAATAAGTTTAAAGATTGTAAAGTTGTTGCACTAAACACTCCGTTGTCTATAACATAATCAAACATATTGTCAACCAAGGCGCCATATGCTTGTGGAAATGTTTTATAGTATGCTATGTTGCTTGCTTGAGGCTTACTGAGTCCAGTATCCATTAGGTATGGGATTATCTTGTCCGCAAACTTTTTAATGAAAATATTTTGTTGACTCTGTATCCCGGCACCGGCGGCGATAATATCCTGCTGACTGGGTATTTTTGTATTTTGTAGTAGACCCTGAAGTGTCAAAGCACTAATCTGCTCCGCACTTAAAAATCCAGATTTATAGTCGATAATAGTCTGTGGTGGGGTTGTTTCATCACTTGGCGAATATTTGGGAAACAAAAGACTTACTCTATCCAAAGTTGCGATTTCTTGTTGGGCTATTACAGTTGAAAAAGGACTTTCTGTGTCTTCTTGTTCTTGTTGTTGGGTTATATCCAATGTTCCCTTGACTTGCCAACCGTATCGTAGCCCAACACCTGGGGATGAAATGATAATAACTGGTACTGCTTCGGTCAGAAAAACGTTTGGAGCGTTTGGATAAGTATTATTTATCTCGGCCCTAGCACTATTTAAAGCTTGGAACTCATCACCCATGACGCCGGCGCCCAAAGTAACATGAACAAATATTCTATTTGTTTCCGTATTAGTTATGATTGTGCCATTAAGATATCTTTGCTGTGAGTCAGTCAAGCTCACGAATGGAACCGTACCTTGTGTAAAATCTGACTCGCTGACTGGTAGCGGAGATAAGCCTTGCTGTTCTCTATCCGAAGTTAGCAGCTCCACGTTTTGCTGTTCTGTACCCGAAGTCACATTTTTTTTGGAGAAATTAAAGTTTAACTGTACGGGCGAATAGAAGCTGGTTGTTGCTGAAGCCACTGAGGAGTAGAAATTTTGTGTTTCAGTTCTACGTCCGTCTGGATCATAAGAAAAGGTCTCAGCATCAATATAATCTTTAAAAGCGTTAAAGAAGCCAGAATTGAATCTATACGTTGTATATATCGGATTTTCAAGCTCACTGTCTAGTGAATCAGTTGTCTGCCTCATCTTATCGGCTATTCCATCAATAGCGCCCTTAAACTCGCCGGAAGACATCACGTTTGAGAGAGTTTCTAAAGCCGTTTGAATATCACCAGCTGCCATCGCCCCATCAAATCCTAACAACTCTTCGATACTTACCGGACAGTTTGCTAGGCCCTCTTGGCTAAATGTGTCTGAAAGAGTGTCAAATACACCGATTATCGGCTCCAAGAATCCTAAATTAAGCTGTCCAGTGTCTCGACTGCCTGAGACATTAGCATCTCTAAGGCTCTGTAACACACCAGTTGATCTATTGCTCACAACTGGTTCTAATAATATCTCTTTTGTGGAGTCGGCTGATGCAATAAACTGAATCTGAACCGTTTCGGCCAACGTATTGAAAGTTTCCGGGATTGATTTGGTGATTAGCGGTGTTGCAAATTTAGAGTCAGGGCAATCTAAATTGATATCCGGTAGATTTAGTTGTAGACCATCTTCTATAAGATCAATCAAATCTTGAATGTTTTCCTCGTCATCTCCCGTAAGCAAGCAAACATTATCAGTGTTAAGTTGATAAACTTGATTGGCTATTTGATTACAGAGGTTGGTAACATCCACTGTTGCAGATAAGTCCGCAAAGAATCCCAGTATACTTGAAGCAGTGTCAAGTTGGTTTCTTACAATATCTAAGTCGTATGCAGAGTTAAAATCTATAATCTTATCCAGCAGGGCCGCTGAAACATCGGCCCTATTGACAAACAGCATGCATATCTCTATTGAACTTAATATCTGCGACAATGAACTGAGATATGTTAGGATCTGTTCGTTTGTCATCCCATTCTTGGATGATATCTGATCCAGTTGAGAACCTGCGCCGACTGTTGGCAGTAAAGCGTTTTCTGGGTTTTGGTCGTTTTGAATAAAGTCAGTTATATCATTGGCGCCATAGTCAGATGCCGCTGGTGTATTGAGGTCGCAACTTTCTCTAAGTAGATCGGCTAATTTTTGAATAATCTCTAAAACAGATTGCTGCAACGAATCAACGATAGTCTTTAGTATCTCTTTCCATATCTCTCCGTCAACCGTAAATGGCTTAAACGCCTCTAAATCAAACGATGGTTTTGAGATTGAGGCTGCCTTTGGCACATCGGGAGGATAATAAATGGAAGATGAGGAACCAAGTAAGGAATTTTGAACTGCTTGATTTATTCTTCCAATTTCAAAATTAAGTCCAAATGTTAGGCAAAGCATCGCTTCTTTAGCTAATTCATCAAGGCCAAATTGCCTAAAGATGTAAGCAACTTGTGGATTCGCACTTTCTATAAAGCCCATCGGACCTTGCTCTAATACATTCCCTACAACTTTTGTGATCGCTACGCCGGTGTTTAGAGCTTTGGCCTTTCTTTCAGCAAAGACTCTTTTATAAACATCTGGGTTTTCAACGATTTTTGTTTTTAGTTCCTCAACCTGTTCGGTCGTTAACGAAGTAGTGAAGCCCTCCTCCAAAGATTCAACGTTCTTAACGTCTATAAGATTAAATTCACTGGCAGCTTTTAATAGTTCATTCTCAAACTCTTTTTTGGGCTGTGGGTTGAAATTATCAAATAAGCCCCCTTGTATTGGGTCACCAAAAGCCCCCTGTTCGGACGATGCTGACATAAAATCATAGAAAGAATATGGACTTTGTGTATCTAGAGTGTCTTGTACTGACGTGATTATATTATCGTAATTCTTTAAAACGGCAATCAGTAGCGGGTCATTTAAAATCTCATTATATTTAGCGATTGAAAAGTATCCAATTTTAAGTGGCTGTGAAGAAATGGATTCTTCTACAATAAGATAGTCTAAACTATGCAGCGCCAATCTGTTTCCTTTTTTACCAAACTTCAACGTGATTGTGTCAGCCTCGGAAAAATTATAACTGGGCGTTTGAATTCTTGTCTGTTTCGCGAGTTCCGTAACAATAATATTGAGAATTTTTGTAGCACTAGATTGAAGGACATTAAAATCAGCGTTTATTTTTAGCTGCCCTTCAAAGCCCTTGTACTGTGTATCAAAAGTTCTTAATCCATTGTTCAATAGCTTGTTCTCGGTTCCTATCGTCCCAACCACTAAAGTTGTTTCTCCATCAGGACCAGTGATGTTTTGTTGTTGATTGAAAAAATCTAAATTTGGCTGATATAGAGGCATTTTATTGTTTGACTCTAATTTTTCTCTCTCACCATCAAAATCAAAATAGCACTTTAAAATAGCTATCGTCTTATTTGATACAGGACTAGTTTGATACCAATATTCTACAGATGTTTTTTCTATAATGCTGTTTTTTAAATCTGCAGCAATTGAAACTATATCAACGGTACAATCATTATCCGGTCGACAATTCTCTTCAAAGTATTGTTCGTCATACAAATATGAATAGAACTCTGGTAGGAATGAAGTAATAAACTCATCGCAACCGGCTTGAAGAATCTCTGCTTCATGATTATCGAGATCATTATTAGAGTCGATACGATTAACTTTAATTTTTAGTTTGTAAGCCTCGCCCTGCTTTTCATAAAACGGAATATTAAAGTGCTTACTAGTATACTTTTTGGTAACGATTCTGGTCATAATTTAATTTGTGTTGTTATATTTGCTTAATATAAATAGACTTTTACCATTTTTTAAAGTCTCTGCACCAGCTGGTGCATCAAGATAATTTTGTTGAACACCTACGAGTTTATTCATGTTGAGTAAAAGCTGCGTCTCCACGTTTGTAAGATTGTTGACAACTACTTCCACTCCCGTTGGTATAAGAGTCTCAAAGTCAGGAGCACACAATTGGCCATAGAAAGGAGAACGATGCGAATGATTAAGAAGAGCGTTATTCATCTCTCCCTGATATTTGACAAAGTTATTGAATATACCTCGGAGGTCCTGTATCGATGCTATCACGTCTCTTAAACACTGTTGCAAGTTTGAACCTTTGACTAGAGGTTGCATGTCTGAATCGTCATTCATCGCAATCAAGTCGATGCCATAACCCTTTGTGGTGGCGTTACTAAGGTCTCCACCCTGTGAGTTTTTCTTGTCTGTTCTTGTTACGAGTTTTATATTCTCTCTAGCAATCATTCGTAGGGTGTCTGCCTTAAGAACAACCGTGGACTTGGGGCTTGTTTTTGTCGTATTCCCAACCGTCCCAGCAGCCAACCCGAAATATGAATCAGGGTCTGATTTTTGCGAGAGATAAACGCGCGCGGCATCTAACTTAAAGTTTGGATCTACTTGTAGGAGTTTATTGTTGTCGTCTCTTTTGCGGGCCCTAAATCCTAATCTACCAGCTACGATGTCTACGGCAGCACAGTGAGTATCTTTGTTACCCCCAAATCCGGACAGAATATTGTTGGGCCGGTCAAGTCCCAAAACAATGCCCGCGTTACCTTTGTGTTTGTGCCATTCTTCTTTTATTGAGATATACTTAGGAGCGTCAAAATCTCTTCTTGTTCCTTTGCCGAACCCAAGAAATTCTGCTTGCCCTTGCTCCGTTAGAGAATCAAAAACAAGACGATCAGCCTTTGGCATTACATTTAAATCAATTGCAGTTTTTTTGTTTCTGGCCATTTATGTTATGCTCCTACAGACTTGTTTGGCACATGTCTTTCTTTTGCGCGATCGTCATCTTTCCAATACACTAGCCTGTCGGGGTCCTGACGATCGCGATATTGGACGGTGATTTTGGTATTTGACCAATATATCCATTCATCGGGGTAAAAATCTGCAGGATCAAGTTTGGTTCGAGTTTTGTTACCAAAATCGTTTTTTGTATTAACAGCAAAATGAAGATGTGGCGCTTGAGAAGCACCAGTATCTCCGTTATACCCAATCAACTGACCTTTCGTTACTTTATCATTTGTGTTTGGTATAGCGGCAGTATCCAAATGTACATACTGAACAAAATACCCGGAGTCAGTTTTAATAATAATCGAATTTCCCAGAGTCGACGGCGTCCCGCCGCGGCAGATGGGTAAGTTTTTGACCACCACACCAATGTCAACGGCATATATCGGACGTCCTGTGTTACCTCT